GGGTCTGAAACGTAGGCAGGTTCGAATCCTGTCGTTCCAATTTTTACAGAATTGGCTGTAAAAAACAAAGTCAAAGACTATATAACCCGAGAAACGCATATCTTTTAGATGTGTGTTTTTTGGTTTTTGGAGGAGGGAAACAGTGAAGATTGTTGATAAGCCGATTGAATGGCTAAGACCTTACGAAAATAACCCTAGAAACAATGAACAAGCAGTTGAAGCAGTAGCTAATTCTATAGGTTTAAATTTTAGAGCTGCAGTAAAAGAGACAGGTTGGTTACTGAAACAGTCTATTATCTGGGTCAAGAATGCTATTGTGTTAGGTCGTCAGGACTATCAATGGAAGCATGAACCCTGCCTATACGGTTGGAAAGACGGAGCGAGTCACTATTTTGTGGACAATCGCTCACTAGCTACTGTCATTGAAGAAGATGAAGAAAATCTAAAAGAAATGACAAAAAGCGAATTGATTTCTTACATCAAGACCATGCAGGATACATCTCCGACGACTGTCTTTTACGAGGATAAACCTGTTAGAAACGACATTCATCCGACGATGAAGCCTTTGAAGTTGATTGCTAGATGTGTTTTGAATTCCAGTAAAAAAGGTGACAAGATACTAGATAGCTTTAATGGTGGAGGTTCTACATTAATGGTCTGTGAACGCTCTGAAAGAATTGGTTATGCAATGGAATTAGATCCTGTGTATGTAGAGCGGACCATTAAACGTTGGGAAGAAGAGACAGGACTTACCGCTGAAAAAGTAAGTTAAATTTATTTTTTTTGATAAGGAAGTGAGGCGATGGCTAATGAGCAAAATTTGATAAAAAATTCAGAACGAACTCCGAGCGAACGCCGAGAAAATGCAAAAAAAGCAGGAGTGGCTTCTGGTAAAGCTAGAAGAAAAAAAGCGAACCTTAAAAAGGCTTTTGAGACAATCCTGCAAGCAGATGTAGCAAGTCCAAGCGTTAAGAAGCAACTTGAAGATATGGGTTTTGATACGACTAATGAAATGGCTTTAGCAATGGTTATGATGCAGAAAGCCATGAAAGGTAACGTTAGAGCGTTTGAACAAATCAGCAAGTTAACTACAACAGATGCGAAAGATTCGCTTGATAAGAAAGAGCAAAAAGAACGCATTGAAGCGCTCAAGCTAGGAAACGAGAAGCTTAGAAAACAGATAGGAACATCAGAAGTTGACGTTAAAGACGACGGTTTTATTAAATCTCTAGAAGGGGTGGTTGAAGAAACTTGGCTAGATTAAGAATGCAAACCAATACATTCAATTTTCAACCTTTTAGCAAAAAGCAGAAGAAGGTGCTAACTTGGTGGCTTTGGAACTCTCCAGTTCATGAGTCAGAAGGCATTATTGCTGATGGCGCTATCCGTTCTGGCAAGACTGTTTCTATGAGTCTAGCTTTCGTTATCTGGGCGATGACATCATTCAACCATCAGAACTTTGCGATGTGTGGGAAGACAATTGGCTCTTTCAATCGTAACGTTTTGAAACTGTTGTTGGTCATGATACAGTCAAGAGGTTTTAGCTACGTCTATCATCGGACGGATAACCTGATAGAAATCTCAAAAGGTGACGTGTCGAATGATTTTTATATTTTCGGTGGTAAGGACGAAAGTTCACAGGATCTTATTCAAGGTTTAACGCTGGCAGGTATCTTTTTCGATGAAGTGGCGCTTATGCCTGAGTCCTTTGTTAACCAGGGCACAGGGCGTTGCTCTGTGACAGGCTCGAAGTGGTGGTTCAACTGCAACCCAGACGGGCCTTATCATTGGTTTAAAGTTAACTGGATAGACAAAGCAGAAACAAAGAATATGCTTTATCTGCATTTTGATATGGACGACAACCTTTCTCTTTCAGAGAACATCAAGAAGCGTTACAGAAGCCAGTATCAAGGTGTTTTCTATCAGCGCTACATCCAAGGTCTTTGGACGGTTGCAGAAGGTATTGTCTACGATATGTTCAGTAAGGATAAGCATGTTGTATCAACTTTGCCAGAAATGAGTAAACTGGGCAAATATGTTTCGGTCGACTACGGTACGCAGAATGCGACCGTTTTTCTTTTGTGGGAAAAAGACATCAATGGCAAGTATTACTTAACAAGGGAATATTATTACTCAGGTCGTGACGAGAACGTACAGAAAACCAATGCTGAGTACGCTGATGATCTAACTGCTTGGTTAGGCGATACGAACATCGAACGAATCATTATTGACCCGTCTGCTGCTTCATTCATTGCTGAATTGAAGAAGCGAGGATATAAAATCAAAAAAGCTAGAAATAATGTCCTTGAAGGCATTCGTTTTGTTGGTTCTATGCTGGGCCAAGAGAAAATAGCAGTGCATGAGAGCTGTGTGAATACGTTGAAAGAGTTCCACGCTTATGTCTGGGACGAGAAAGCCTCTGCGAATGGTGAGGACAAGCCTATCAAACAGTTCGACCACGCAATGGACGCCCTGCGTTATTTCTGCTATACAGTATTATTCAAGTCAGGAGGTATGACTGTTTGGAAATAGAAGTAATTAAAAATATAATCTCGTCGCAGATGGTCAAACATGGAAAGTTTGTCTCACAAGCAGCTGAAGCTGAGAAATACTATCGCAACGAGAATGATATTAAACGAAAGCGTAAGCCTGCCGATAAAAAAGGCGCCGAGAATGAAGCGAAAGCAGAAGATAATGCGTTTCGTAATGCTGACAACCGTATTAGTCACAACTGGCACCAGTTATTGCTTGACCAGAAAAAGGCTTATGCGTTGACCTATCCGCCTACATTCGACGTAGATGATAAAAGTGTTAATGATAAGATTGTAGACGTCTTAGGAGACGATTATGAACGTATCAGCAAGCAACTTTGTGTGAATGCAGGAAATGCTGGTATCGCTTGGCTTCACGTTTGGAAAGATGCTAGTGATAATTCGTTTAGATATGCTTGCGTGGACTCAAAAGAAGTAATACCAATCTACTCAAAGTCTTTGGATAAGAAGTTGATTGGGATACTGCGAGTATACTCTAGCATTGATGAAACAGATGGTAAGAATTACACTGTTTACGAATATTGGAACGACAAAGAGTGCTCTTTCTATCGTCATGAAAAAGAAAAGCCGCTGGAAGGATTGGAGACATTCCAAGCAATCTCTGTGATTGATACTATGAATGGAGACCACTCTAGCGACAACACTTTCAAACATGATTTTGGTCTTGTTCCTTTTATTCCGTTTAAAAACAATGAAATCGAGACCAACGACTTGAAGCCAATCAAAGACCTGGTTGATGTTTACGACAAGGTTTTTAGTGGGTTTGTCAATGATACAGACGATGTTCAAGAGGTTATCTTTGTCCTTACTAACTACGGTGGGCAGGACAAGCAAGAGTTTCTTGAAGATTTGAAACGCTACAAGATGATTAAGATGGACAACGACGGCATGGGAGACCAATCAGGAGTTACAACCATTGCTATTGACATTCCAACCGAAGCCAGAAATCTGATTTTAGAGCGGACTAAGAAACAAATCTTTATTAGTGGCCAAGGGGTTAACCCTGAAACAGATAAACTAGGGAACAGTTCAGGCGTTGCTCTGAAGTTCCTTTACTCTCTTTTAGAGTTAAAAGCTGGGAATATGGAAACTCAGTTCAGAAGTGGATATGCCACACTTGTTAAGATGATCTTGAAACATCTAGGGTTATCCGACAAACTCAAAATCAAGCAAACATGGACACGGAACTCAATCAATAACGATACAGAAATGGCTCAAGTAGTTTCTACTCTTGCAACTATCACATCAAGAGAGAACGTAGCTAAATCAAATCCAATTGTAGAAGATTGGCAGGATGAACTGCGCTTGCAGAAAGCGGAACAAGAGGAACGCCCTGAAAAAGCCTACGATATGGAAGAGTTAGAGCATGAGTCGGAAGCTGAATAAAGAAGAGAAAATTGCCTTTATCGAATCACTTGACGACCTCAGCCGAGAAGAGAAAGACAGATTGCTATATGAGCTGGCTCAGATTGACGACCTCAGCGAGATAATAGACTACATCGATAATTTATACCGCAGAACACTAAAACGCATTACGGGGCGTTTAGAGGCGTTTGAGAGGGTATCTAAAAATCGTAGTGACACATTGCCATTTTATCTGTTATCCCTGACTAAAGCTGACCAATTAAAAACCAAGCAAGAGATTGCAGGTTTTGTTAAGAAACACCCTGATTTAACAGAGTGGTCAAGATCAATAAAGGTCAAAACAAATGCAAACGCCTTGTTTGCTGGTGTTGAGATGGATATCGCTGAAATGACTGGTAAAATCAACAAGCGAATAGAAACACATCTCAAACAAACCTACCAAGAAACTTACTTAAATCGTGCTTACAACTACCATAAACAGACCAAAAGAGAACCGAATTTCAAGCCTGAGCGTCTAGAAGAAGAGTATCTTCAAAAGGCAATCAAGGAAAACTTCAAAGGTAAGCGATTCTCTGAGCGTGTTTGGGGCAGCAATATGGATGAACTAGTTAGTAGAGTAGAATCGCTTGTAACCAACGATTTAAACCGAGGTTATCCGATAGACCGGTCTAGTAAACTTCTAGCAATTGAGTTTGACCGTGCTCGTAATCGTGCGGTTACTGTTTTGCAGACGGAAACGAACGGCATTCAGGCTCAGGCAACGCTGGATGAATATCAGGACGACAATATCAAGAAGTACAGGTATCTAGCGACCTTAGAGGTTCACACATGTCCTATTTGTGGTGAGTTGGATGGTAAGGTATTTCTTGTTAAGGATGCAGAGAAAGGTGTAAATTACCCGACCATGCACCCTCACTGTCGATGTACAACGGTTCCTGCCTTAGAAAAAGGTGGGAAACGCTATGCAAGAGATATTGAAACAGGAAAAGGCTATGAGGTAGAAAGTGGTCAGACCTTCAAGGATTGGCGAAAGCAGCAGCTTGATAAATATGGCCAGACTGCTATCAAAGACAAGCTACAAGCTGAAAGATTGGAAAAGGACAGAGTCCGCAGAACCAAGGAGCAGTTTATAGCTTATAGGCAGGTTTTAGGCTCTCAAAATATGCCTAAAACATTTGCAGGCTTCTATGATTTGAAGTATAATGATGTTAATAAGTTTGGTATGATTCAATTGGATTTTAAGCGTCAGAGTAGATTACAAAAAAATCCGCAACTAACACTACCTAATGTAGATAATATAATCATAAGTGAGAAGAAATTTACTCATTATCTTTTCAATCCTGATAGACCAAAAGGTTTTGCTAAAGGTAAGAATATTACACATCTTTTAGGATATGACTTGAACAATTATCGGGAGATGATTGAAGAAATATCAAATAGAGCGCCTAAATATCCAACGAAAGCAAAAACGAAAGATGAACACGGACATAGATATGAGCAAAAAATGGTAATGTATGGTATAAAGAACAATCCTGTAAATGTTATTGTTGCATGGAATGTTACTGAAGAAGGTACCCACCTTACGTCTGCTTATATCAAGGAGGTTTCTGATGAAGATAGAAGAATTTGATACAGTGATTTTAAAAAATGGGCAATCTGCAGCAATTGTCGAAAAGCTAAGCGAAGATACTTTTATTGCTGATATAGGTGATTCACCCAAGGACTGGGATACCATAACAATTACAA